TTCATAGTTCTCATTCGACCAATTCACTATCTGTACATTGTTCGTTATATTGATGTTGTTGTTTATCGTGACATTCTGTGGCTGCATATTCTGTGCCTCTTCTGGTGGTTTACATTTCACATTTCTTTTATGCTCTGATTTAGTACTTGCACTTGAAAAAAATTTAAAACAAATGGGGCATTGTAACGAATTCAAACCATTGCAAATCGCCTGGTGCTTCTTTAAATACGATTTCGACGACAAAAACTTGCTACATTTATCGCATTTATATTTTTTTGAATTTTCATCGTGTTCACCCCCTATAATTGTTTCATTATCCCTTAAAATTTTACTATTTTCCCTTAATTTTTTATTACCGTCATTGATTTCTTGACATATCGTGTTTTCAGAAGGATGTTTGGAAAAACAGGGGAATTTTCGTGACAAATGTTTCTCTAAATGACAATTGTACTTAAATACAATTCCACAGTGATCACACGATATCATTATGATAAATATAGATTATTATTCTTTAAATTTAGACTTGTCCAAAAATCCGACTTGTCCAAAAATCCGACTTGTCCAAAAACCCGACTTGTGCCGTTCAATGTTCTCATTTTGCGTTTTTGTTGCGTGACAAGAAACACACAAAGCCATTCCATTTTCTCTAGAGTTATCACCTCCCCTAAACACCGGAACAATATGGTCTACCTGAAAAGTGCTCGGTAACTTTTCGATACATATCCCACATTTCCAATCTTGTTCGCATGCAATCTTTAATCGCATAGATTGACTGAAGTTTTGTCGCCTGGGCTTTTGTTGAACGGGTTGTTCTGGTGGACTGCATTTGACATTTTTTAAATGTCTAGATTTTGCTGCTCTATGTGAAAATGTTTTGTGACATGTTGGACATTGAAGAACATTCAATCCGTCACAAGATTCTGCGTGTCGTTTAAAATCACGTTTACTTACATAACGTTTATCACATTTATCACAATGATATGGTTTCAGAAGGTTATAATCTACTACAATATTTTCATTTAAAACCTCATTTTCCCTAATATTTTTATCTTCATTTCCCACATATTTTTTAAAATTACCCCCTATATTTGTATTAATATCCCCCATATTCTTATATACACCGATATGTTTTTCTTCGTTGTCAATTACATTTAATTCGGTAGGTATGTTTGTAAAACAAGGGAACTTTCTTGATAAATGTTTATCTAAATGACAATTATACTTAAATACCATTTTACAATGATCACAAGAAATCATTATAATAATGGAGATACTATTGTATCTTTTAAATATTTATACAACACTATTTTGGAGAAATATATATAATCTATTTTATATATATAAATATATATAATTCTCTAAGTAAACTATAAAACTTTTAATATTATATAAGATTTATATAGAAGTAAGAGAGAAAGAGAGAGAGAGAGACATGAAAAAAGGATCATGAAAAAATATATTAGAGTATGAAAAAAAAATAGAGTGTGCTGCAAAACAAAGAGAGAAGTCTCTATTGTTTTTCTTTGTCAGGAATCTCTTGAGACAATTCTTGAATGGAATCGAAATCAGGTTCTGGTTCATACCCTGCTACATTCGCGCATGGGGCACATGATTTCTTTGCTTGCTTATGGAAAAAGCATGAAGGATAGAGCGTACAACATAACCACAGAGTTACGACAATGAAGAATGATGCAATGGAAACCGTTATAATGAATGGGAATTTATTGATAGAGCAACAATCATCTTTATCATACGAACAGCATGTATCAATGGCAGTGGAAGTGATATCGTTACTGCATGAAAAGTTGTAGTTGATGTTCTTGTAAAAAGGGGTACAAGAAACGTTATGAAGGTTATATGCTGGACACTGAGGGATATCCGGGCACATTTCAGATGAAAGCATGTGGTAAGATGTGTTGTTCATAATATAACTCACACAGTGTTCACATTTTTAAACCAATAACAGGTTACCACTCGCATGGACACTATCGAAGAAATGTCATTATACGAGATAACGTTATTGTGTCATGAATGCTACCTAAACCTGGACTTCGATGACAAGTACCAATGAGAAAAAAGACAAGTGGCGTATTTCACGTTTTGTGATTATAAAATCGGTGCAACCAGCAGTACCTTCGTCACTTTACGACGCACGTCGGCACGTTTTTATCAAAATGTCTGGTTTTGTTGAAGGTGCTATGGATGATGTTATGTTTTCCCTCAAGATCATAACGACGAATCCTCCCGTTCTTTTACCTTCTCCTTTGGGTGGTAGTATGTACATTAATCATACTGTAACCGAGTTAGTGAGCATCGAAGCCGATAATCTGGTAATGGATAACAATAAGGTTGCGTACATCGGAAACGCCATTGAACTTTTCATGTATAGCCCGATGATTGGTTATGATAACTGGGATTTGGTCCACGGTATGACAAAGATGTTAATCCCGGATACTTTCACATACGATGAAGTGGGAGAGAAGCTTTTCAAGAAGACTTTTGAATGCCCCAACGGTCGAATGACTTGTTCTGAGGTGGTCGAATGCATCATCGACTTTGAACGTACCAGTGGTCACCGTGCGCATAAGTCTTGGTTCGGTGGTATCGACAGTAAGTGGGTCAAATTTGAAGGTTTGCACCAGATGTTTGATGGCGTGTATTGCATCGAATACGGTTCCTAGACATGAATAGAATCGTTTCCTATAAGACCAAAGAACAATCTTTCTTCATAATTTTCCAATTTGTTATATTCTTCGAAATATTCTAGTCCTAGAAGAATAGTCTTTACTTCTTCAATAAAAGACGAAACTCTCAATACGACTTTAATGAAAGAACCGAATGAAGCAATATCCATGTAGTGCATTATTCTAGAGATATCTCTGTGCGTCATCCAATCATACATGATATACGCAATGTTTGTGTGTAGTTTCTCGTTGTAATAATCTTCAGATAGTTCTATTGACTGTTTCATCATATCACATAGAGTTTTTGGTAATTGTGGTGGATTGTAAAGTTCAAAAGATGGTCCTCCTGCGAATATAGCCAACCATGATGCCAAAGATTCGATATCCAAATTGGAAAAGTTGATATAATCAAGGACATTGGCTCTAACCATGGGCATTCCATCACACATGTGACTAGAAGCAATCCCCATACGTGTCATTTCTCCCGATTCATTCAAAAAGTGATATCCTTTCAAAGTAGATGTAGAACGAGACCATAGCGTATTGATGGTTGATGTACAATGCTGTATCTGATAATACAAATCATACTGTTTTATTGCTTGAACAATATCCGAAGTTCCAAGAAGGGTTCTGATTTCATTTTTTGCTTGTTTCGTTTGTTTGGGCGTTAATTTAATGAAGCCGGTTCCGGCGAGTTTATGGTCAAGTTCTATAATGCGTTCGAGTGTTTCAGAAGGTAGCTTATTTTGTATGGCTTCGTATTCATTCGATACCCCTTCAACTTCACTCAGCAACTCTGCACTGTACAGGCTTTTTCTCATTGATTCGCAACCTTGTGAGAAATTTCTCAGTACGAGATCTGGAGTTATTTGCAGCTGTGAAGTAGCTTGTGGTGGTTTACAGAGTGCGATGCCAGCAAACGTAGAATACGGAACTTTAACGTTTTTAGTAGAGTAGTACAGAACATATCCTTTAATGTCTCTACCACGTCGTCCTGCTCTGCCGGCCATTTGCATAAATTCTTCGGTTTTTAATAATCGTTTACTTTGTTCACCACAAGGTTTGTCGAGTTCGGTAAAGACGACAGTTCTTGCCGGCATATCAATACCACATCCTAAAGTTTCAGTCGCAAACACAGCCATGATGAGTTTTTCGCGAAACAACACCTCTACAAACTCTCTGAGGATGGGGATCATGGCAGCGTGATGGTATGCGACCCCTTTTTGAAGCATTGTTATGAATTCGTCATATCCTGGGATTGATTCAAGTTGCTTTCTAAATTTTCCCAAGTATTTACGTTGAAGACCGTCAAATTTTCGTTTGTATGCAACAACGTGATTGTTATATTCTTCGAGTTCGAGTGTATACGCTTCGTGTTCTGCATCACTAGCAGATTCTTTCGGTTTGAACGGTTTTTTTGGTAGTACGAGATTGTCTGTAATTGATTCGGCTGCCATAACACATTTTCGTCTTCCCATACAGAATATTATAGCAGGACAGAGTTCCAGTTCGACAAGGCTTCTGACAAGCTTTGCGTATGATGGTCTGTAATGTTCTTGATCCCATACATATGTTTTTGAATCTTTATTGTCCATGAGCGCAAGTTGACCCGAACGAATTGTTCCGAAATATAGCGGAACGTGGCGGTCAAAACGTTGAACAAGTTTTGTGGGACGACGTTTACTCAGCCATTCACAAAAACGTTCAGGTTTATCAAGTGTCGCCGATAGAGCTACTATTTGAATATGAGGCGGGAGCATCATGAATGTCTCCTCCCAAACAGTGCCCCTGTCTGTGTCGTTGATATAATGACATTCGTCTATGATAACAACAGACACGTCTGTCAAATCAGGGTCAGGGCGTTGCGCGCATAGCTTATTTCTCAAAATTTCGGCAGTCATGATGATGAGTTCACTCGCACCATCACCCCCTGGTGGTGTGCATCGCAACTTGATGTCTCCTGTGAGAAGAGATACACGGGAATCCAACTTTTTTGAAAAATCTCCGTACTTTTCATTTGATAATGACTTTATTGGAGATGTGTAAATAGCTCGAGTGTTATTATGAAACGCTTGGTGGATGGCCGTCATAGCAACCCCTGTTTTTCCTGAACCAGTAGGTGCGGCTCCGAACAAGTCATCACCACCGCTGATAACCGCGTAGCATTTAGTTTGGAATTCATCGAGTGGATGCCCCAATACACCCTCTACGTCTTCTTTTGCAAATTGTTCGAAATTACGTTCAGATGTTAATGCGTTTCCGAAATGAATACCATCGATGATTTGTCTTATGAAAATATGTTCTACGAAAGCACCATCGCTACCTCCTTCATCTCTGAATTCATAGAGGGCTTCTAATACTTTGTCAATATGCAATGTGTATTCGAGCTGGAGGGTATTGAGCGAATTTTCAATTTTATTTTTGATATCATGCACTGGACATTTGCTGCACACCACGAGTTGTACGATATGTTCTATTTCTTCGTCGATAAATACACTGTGTACATGAGACAGATCTTTTACTACGTCGTTTGTTTGTACACGAAGAGTTGAGATACCTTTTTTCAGGATACCCCATACATAACATTCTGTATTTGGCGTCAGTTCACCTTCGTAGAATGTGTCATGTCGAGGAATAATGTACGTAGAATGATTAAGTTCGACTCTTACTGTGTCGCCGTATGTTTTATCCGGTAGTACTTTTACCTTTTGGGGTTTCTGGCGACAAGCATAGGAGAGATCAAGGATAGAATGTTTTCTATGAAAAAGAGATACATTCATACTGGACGTGTTTAGCTCGTGCAAATCGAGGGACGAATCCCATCCGTGCCATTTTAATTGATTATACAAATCTGCGTAGCGGCGGATAGGGGATGTGGCGTGTGTATATAAACAACCAATCGTCTGGTGCATTTTTTTATCGATTGAATGCGAATATTTTGCCATATCATTTCCCTCTTGATGTCTAATCAAAATGTCTTTGTCGAGAATTGCGAAGTATTTGTTATACAGTAACATAGTCCATGCGATGATATTAGTAGGTTCATTTGTAGCGGCAAGTGATGATAAAATGCTAAATTCTTGTGAATGTTTTTCTTTGAATGTATCATATGTCACAGGTGATATGTTTTGTACGTAACAATTTTCAAATGTATGATTGATGATTTCCCTAGACACGTTATCAAAAGTCACCCAGAGTGTAATACTTTTTCTGATATCATTTTTTGAAAGGCTCAATTCGTTGTATGTCAGGTATGGTGGAAGCATTGGTGTGTTTTCAATGTCTGTGTATGCGGAGCTTGCGCGCTTCATTGCAAATGTAAAAAGTTCTGTTTTATCTTTTTCGTCAAGTCTGTTATATAACGTATGCGCAACATCTGTGATGTGAATACCGATGGTTGTTTTATTCCCATTGACTGAAACACTTAACGCATCATCGATATCTTTGGTACTTGCATTATCTACAGAAAACACGCGATGGACGTCTTCATTGATTGGGTGATATACACGTGGAGATAATGTATATGATGGGTAATGACACGGATAAATATTCAACGCGATGTGTAGTACTTTACTTTCTGTCTCCTTACTACCAACCGGTCCAAGAAGTTCCATGAGTTCTCCGTCATCTGATACCTTAGCCCATCTATCAATTTTACTGAGAGACTTGGTGTTTACGACAGACGTAGTACCATCAGGAAAAGATAGGAAACGGACACCTTTCTTATTGATGCGTTCACGAAGAGAAAATTTGAGAATACCGAAGCGAGGCATCGTGTCACGATTATACAAATATATAATGCGATAAACTTTTAAACGTATAAAAGGTAATATAGTAGTATTATCATGATCAGAGATACTGTAAGAACCGCAATGAGCATGTTTATTACGAATGAAGGTAAGGTAGTTAATATTGAAAAAAGTATTTATAACTTCACGATAGATGAAGCGAACCGATTGAATATTGATCCATCTTGGAACGAAACGACATTTTGTCATATATACGCACAAAAATACATGGATATTTTAGTGAACTTGAGGACAGGTCCATTAAAAGATCTTATTATGGAAAATAAAGTAGAGTCAAAAGATCTCGCAAGACTACCTCCCCAAGAGTTGAATCCTGACAAATGGAAGACTGACATGGATGATGACGCACAAGAAGTTGTTGATGGTATTTTCCAATGCAAGAAATGTGGTTCAAAGAAAACTACGTATTATAGTTTGCAGACGAGAAGTTCTGATGAACCAATGACAAACTTCATTACATGTGTCGATTGTAAAAACAGATGGAAGATGTAACATTAGCTTAGTCGTTTAATTCTACCTTTTTCTAGTTTATTTTTCAATTCTATAATGAGCTGCTCACGCAATCCAAGTTTGGGTGGTGATTTCTTCATAGATTTACGAGGACTTATTTTTTTCTTAAGCAGTAGTGGAGGAGGAGGAGGTGGTGGTGGTGGTGCTTTCTTAATAGATTTACGAGGACTTGTTTTTTTCTTAAGTAGGTTTGGCGGAGGAGGTACGAAAGCGATCATTTGTGGTTCAAATCGAGGGACACGAAGTTGTTGTTTGGGCTTGCGTGTTCCAGTAGAGCGAACACTTTTCAAAACCTGTTTACATGTTTTGATAAAATCTTTGGAAATTTGCGCTTGTTGCTTGACAATCTTTTTGTGTATTTCTCTTTGTAACACTTCGACCGACTTTGATTTTTTTGTACCATCTTTTCCTCTCTGGATTTTGAAACCTGAGATACCTAACGCCTTTGCGACTTTACGCACTTCTTTTAATGCTTGCATTATAATACACGTAGAATAAAATCGACTTAAAAGTATAACAATTATATATAGAAAGATGTATATTTATATAGCAGTGTCATCTATTTTCTTGTCATACTTTATTCTGAAGGGACTCTTGAATCTTATTCAATACGAAAAGCCGTTACTCATTTCTGTGGAAGGATCATATTGTAACACAGGTGAAAGATACGATCTTACACACACTCTTCTTGAATTAAACGAATTTGAGTTTTTCGAAATGAGGTATAGATACGGGGGTGATGATTACTGTATTGTTTCTGAAACACTTCCAAATGAAGACTCGATTTCACTTCATTGTACACATATAAATAATTCTCCGTACATCACGAAAGCGCGTGTTGTTATTGATGACAATTCGATTGATGTAACCGAGAAACTTATTCAAGTCGCTGGTCCTCAGTGTAACTTCCATGATCATCCAATTAATTTTGCTTGGCTTTTCCCCGACTGTGATGGGTCGATTCATATTATATTTAACGACGTGTCTTGCGAAATTGATATTAAATCAAATGTTACGATCGATGGGGATGACATACATATTCCTTTGATGAACTACGATTCAGAAGAAGATGTTTGTTTCGAATAAATAAAAAAATGCATATACAGAATGTTAATATATTTGCGAATTTATATAAGTTAATAATATTTGCGAATTTCCTTTAAATATAAAATAAGTAGAAATATACAATGGTGTCTGCGCGACCCATTGTTTTGCAGGGGTTTAATTGGTCGTCACACCATAACAATAAGCATTATATGCACATAAAAAATTCCATGATGGATAGAATGAAACATATGAATATTACGAAAATATGGCTGCCACCGAGTTCCATAAGTAGGGATCCAGAAGGATATTACCCATTAGAATACTATGATCATGATTCTTCATACGGAAACAAAGAAGAATTACATATGTTGGTGGATACGTGTAGGGAGAATGATATTGATGTAATGGGTGAACTCGTATGTTGGTACGATTTCGGTGGGCATAACAGAGAGCCGTATATATTTAAAGGAGAAGAGATTGACATACACTCGCCCCATTTGTACGAAGCATTCGAAGCATATTTGCTTCATATGAAAGACGTCGGATTTACAGATATTAGGATGGATTTCTTAAAATCAAAGGAGTGTTATGAACTGGGATTATACATGTCGATATTAGATTCTGTACAAGACTTGAAATTTATAGGAGAATATTGGTCTGCGATGGAATATGAAGGTGATTATTTAATGAATAATCAAAATAATCATCGCCAAGAAATAGTAGATTATATTGACAAAACACATGGAATGTTTGATATGTTCGATTTTACTCTAAAGGGAGTACTACAAGAGGCTTTAAATAAACATGAATATTGGAGATTATGCGATGAACGAAATTTATTACCCGGTATAAATGGTTGGTATGCATCGAATGCTGTGACATTCATAGACAATCATGATACACTAGGACAACATCTATGGGAATTTAGTCATGACAAAGACATAGTTGTCGCAGGGTATGCGTATATCATGACTCATCCGGGTACACCATGTGTGTATTACGATCATTTCTATGAATTGGATTTGGAACTGAATAAGTTATGTGAAATACGACAATTGATAGAAGAATTCGATGTGACTATTTTAGAGGCAGACAATGATCTGTATAAGGCTAAGATAGGGGAAAGTATGATGATACAAATAGGTAGGTATGAGCATGATAATGTTTCTGATATTATATTTCAAACAAACATAGTATTAATATCAATGAATACTATTAGCTCATGAGGAGCACGTATCGCAAATGTCGTGGTCGATTGTGAATTTTGTAGCATTTGCTGCGGGCTTTGTGCGTAGATAATAAATACCGGTCTTTAGCCCCTTCTTCCATGAATAGAAATGCATTGCGTTTAGTTTTCTGATTTCTGGTACATCCACAAAGAGATTGAGACTCTGTGTCTGACAGATATACGGGGCGCGATCTGCTGACATATCAATAAGTGTGCGTTGCTTCATCTCCCACACAGTCTTGTAAATTTCTTTAATGTCATCTGGAATTGATTCTATGCGTTGGACACTTCCATCATGCGCAATAATGAGATCTTTGATTTTCTTGGACCATATACCACGTTCGATCAAATCTTTGACAAGATGTTTATTGACAACTACAAACTCTCCTGCGATCGTACGTCGGAGGTACAAGTTAGATGTATAGGGTTCGAAACATTCGTTGTTTCCCAAAATTTGTGATGTACTCGCAGTGGGCATTGGGCTAATAAGCATACTGTTTTGCAGACCGTGTTGTTTAATACTTTCGCGCAAATCATCCCAATTATATCTATCAGAAGGAGATACATTCCACATATCGAACTGTAGAATGCCTTGAGATGCCGGAGAACCCTTGAAGGTTTCGTACGGTCCTTCAATCTTTGCAAGCCTATTAGATTCCTTGAGTGCGGCATAATAAATAGTTTCGAAGATATCTTTATTCAGTGCTTTTGCTTCTGGTGATTCAAATGGCATGCGGAGTATCATGAATACATCCGCGAGACCTTGAACACCAATACCAATAGGCCGATGCTTCATATTACTAACTTTGGCTTCTGGAATCGGGTAGAAGTTATGGTCTATAACTTTATTCAGGTTCTTTGTTGCAACCCGAGACACTTCTTCTAGAGACTTGAAATCAAACTTTCCTTCAACAACACATTTTGGAAGAGAAAGACTAGCGAGATTGCAAACAGCTACTTCTTCTGGAGAAGTGTACAACGTCACTTCGCAGCACAAGTTACTGCTTTTTATAGTTCCAAGATTCTTTTGATTCGATTTGTTATTGATAGCATCTTTGTACAGGATATATGGGTTACCTGTTTCCATTTGCGCTTCGCATATGGCAAACCATAGTTCTTGTGCTGGAATTTGTTTGTTATACCTTCCTTCTTCTTCGTATTTTTTATACAGAGCCTCATATTCGTCTCCGTATACATCAGACAATCCGGGTGCTTTGTATGGACAAAACAGTGACCATTTTTCGTTATTTTCCACGCGTTTCATGAAAAGGTCGGGAATCCAAGCTGCGAGGAAAAGGTCTCTACAGCGATATTCTTCATCTCCTGTATTTTTTCTGAGGTCAAGGAAATCAAATACATCCGGGTGATCAACTTGGAGATAAATCGCGATGCTACCATTTCTTTTACCACCTTGATTAACATATCTCGCGGTGGAATTGAATACCTTCAACATTGGTACAATTCCGGTTGAGAATCCATTTGTTCCATTGATTGGACTTCCTGTAGCACGAATATTATGCGCATGAAGACCAATCCCGCCAGCCCATTTTGATATATGAGCACATTGTTGTAGGGTGTCATAAATACCAGAAATAGAATCACCTTTCATACCAAGAAGGTAGCAACTGCTCATTTGAGGTCTATTTGTTCCAGCGTTGTAAAGTGTTGGTGTTGCGTGAGTGAAACGTTTATCAGATAACAACTTATATGTTTCGATAATATTTTCAATATCATCTTGATGGATTCCAATTGCAACACGCATGAATAAGTCTTGTGGGCGCTCTATGACTTTGTTATCAACTTTCATGAGGTATCCTTTGAGAAGCGTTTTGAGCCCAAAATAATCAAAATCGTAATCTTTTTCATAATTAATTTCTTTAGTTATACGTTCTTTGTTTCCCACAAACATTGCGTATGTTTTTGAGCTGATACGTTCATTTTTCAACAGTATGTTCATTTTTTCGGAGATATCGACAGGTGTTTGTTTGTGAAGATTGCTAACAAGTATGTTTGCTGCAAGTGTTGCGTATCCGGGATGAGTAGTTGCGAGACCGATTGCGGTGTCAGCAGTCAATGTATCGAGTTGTTCGGTGGTAATACCGTCACTGATACCACTGCATACTTTTTGTGAGACTACAATAGGGTCAATATCAGAAGGTGCCAGCTTTCTAATACGGGCTGTAACCTTGTTGAAATCTACCCCTTGCATTTCTCCATTTCTCTTGACAACGTACATACTTTCTTAACCTAATCAAACATTTAATCCTTAAACTATTCGTCAATCTTTGGCGCAAGACAATATCTTATTTCACCTAGGTTAGCGACGTTATATTTTAGGATGAGAGGGTAATCTGTCTTCATAAATATTTCTATTGTGTTGCATAAATTGCTCGCACTTTTCGTAAATAGATTGAGACTCTTAAGTGAATATCGTCCCTCTACCGTATCGTCACTGTTTCTTTGTTGGATCATACCGTGGGTAGCTTCACCTATGATCGTTTCTTGGCAAGCGAAATCCCCTTCGCACACCATCTTGAGATTCTCACCCGACTCGATAATAAGCGTGTCGCTGATGAACATCATATCGCGACACAATCTATGAAAGGTATTGCTTGGCATCGTGATTATAGATTCAAATTCGACTGGGGGTACAGTGTATTCTTCTTGGTCGATGTCTAGAAGACGAAGTTTAAATACAGTAACTGAGTTTTTATCGCTGTTTTCTAGTTTGATGCCCAATTCGTGTATATTCTTTTCGTCGATGAAAAATGAAATAGTATCATTATTATCAACTACTTTCACAAGCCTGAAAAGGCTCGTCATGTTGATACCAATAACAACCTTCTTCTTGCATATATACGTTTCAAACTTATCAGCTTCGAGTTTAACATTAATCAACGACGTTCTCGTACCATCCATAGTCATAATTTTCATACCAGTTTCATCAAAAATCATATTGATGTCCGTTAAAACATCCTTGAGGTTATCAATAAGATTTCTGATAGCACCGCTTTGTACGGTTTGCATTTCGAGGATATTAACCATTACCAAAAAGAAGGAGTTTTGTTTTTAAATTCATACACGTCTTAAAGGCATTACAATTTCACTATCTCTTTGTGTCTTAAGCTTATCCATAAGGTTTGGAGTATCTGGTTTATTATTGTCCTTTCCGCTACTATCTTCTACATCCCCATATCTTGTTTCTAATGAATCTTTTATACTACAAGATGATAGACCTGAATCGAAGCGAAACCCATCCGAACCACCGCCTATAAAAGAAAAGCTCGATCCAAGTTCCATCCCCGTCAAATCTTTTTGTTGCTTTTGATTATTACCAGGTGTAACGTTCTGATTTTGTTGTTTTTGATTATTACCAGGTGTAACGTTCTGATTTTGTTGCGTAGGTTGCTGTTTAGACATCGCGAATATATAATCAAAAGCTTGCTTACCTACATAGAGTTCATTTTCGTGAATAAGTGTTGGGACATGTGTCAAAGATGGGGGGAATTCTTGGGTATCTATGGATATTGCTTGAATCACTTTTGCAATGTTTTCATGTTCTTGAATCATTTTGATTATATTTTTTGAATGATGACATTTTAAACTGTAAAACAACTTCATCCTATTACATATTCAAGGAATTCTTTTTCTTAAATTTGACGATATCATGCCATGGGCTTGTGATACCATAACCTACCATGACATCGAAAACACCACATACGATTTTGTAATCATATCCACCATGGCATTTATTTGCTTGAATTGGGTCGAAGATCAATTTTCCATCTCCATCCGTATTTAAAGGGCGAGTACCCCAACCCAATTTATGTGTCCAAATACCAACTCGTTCGTTACCTTTGTATGCTTTTTTTGAAAGACATGCTGTTTTAGCTGCTTCTATAATTTTTTTGAAATGGGGTATTTCTTTTGAAATATTTTGAGCTTTAAGTGTTACTATTTCGTGTATATTTACTTTTTTATGTTGATATACGGGAATGTCTAGTAACCAAAAAGGGTTGGGTACGAACTTTTGCATATGCTTAGGGAACATTTTCGCATGGAGCTCTATGTTAGTTTTTGCACGTTTATTAGGATCTGATGATGTATTAAGTAGTTTATAACAAGATTTGTTTCCTCTGTCGACTTCTTGTTTGATTCTAAGATTTGATGTTATAGGATTAATTCCAGCTACATTGTATGGATTTCCCGATCTATCTATAACGTTCGTAGTATACGTGTGAAGATCGAGTTTGTAAATATCGCGAATTGCTACTGGTTGTTGCGCATAAAAGTGGAAATCTGTTGGAATACCTTTACGTTCGCCATTTGGGGCGATTACCATTACAACACGTCTATACCTATCTTCTGGTTTTCTCTTCAATTTAGCTAGTACAGTTTTACCCGATACTTCTTTTACAGTCTCTACACCTAAATTATATAATTTTGACGCCGTTTTTCCATCGTCTATGACACGCTGAATAACATCTGTCCTACATATTTGCCAATCTGTTCTTGGATATTGTTTTCCTGATACAAAAGTTGTTATAAATCCGGGTACTGATTTATGTGGTCTCCCGGCATTAAGTGAAAAGTGATTGAATGCGTAACTATAACAATTTGAGCCCTCGATATTGTTTGCATATTTCTTGTCATCATAAACTGGGTCTGTGTTACCCAATGGATATGAACGAACTGTCATTCTTATGATATATTAATGTTTTTTCATAACACTTCTGATATCAGTAAATTTCAGCGGAGCTCGAGTATTGTACACCGCTGGATCAAATGCAAGACGATCGTCGTTTAGTGTTTCTGCTGCGATTTTTCTTTTCTTATCGTGAATTGCGAGCATGTTTTCTTCAATGTATACAGTGTCAGTGTCAGCTTCATCAGAAATGATATAACGCTTAACCTTCACTTCGTTTTTCTGTCCCGTTCTGTGAGCGCGTCCAATCGCCTGATATTCTATGCAAGGATTCCACGTGGGGCTGGTGATAAAAACATTCTGTGCGACCTGTAGGTTATATCCTTGCCCCCCTGTGTGAATCTGAATGATGATGACATTCGTGTTTGTGTTTTTGAACGTTTCTATGCTCTCAACGCGTTCCTCCATTGTCATTAGTCCGTGAATTGATACTGTTTTCATTTCATTATGTTCCAGAGCCTTCTTATACGCCATCATTTCTCTCCTGAACTGACAAAAAATAATACTTTTTTGTTCGCGGACCTTGATTACATCATTTGTAATCTTGGGAATTTTAGTGGATTCATGCGACCAGTCATCCATATTTATTTTGAATTTTCTTTTCATGCCGTCGACATAGCACTGAGGATACGAACACACTTGACGAACTCGAAGTAGCATCTCTAGGAGTTCAATTGTGTTATTGTTTGTTTTCTTACGCATTTGTTCGTTCGTATCATCGAATACATTTTTGTATAACTTCTTTTCTTCTTCGCTCGCAAAAGGCATTCTGCAAACTTCTATGTCAAGCTTAGGGAGTCGCAGTGCTTCGTCTTGATGCTTTACGTCATCCTTTGTGCGTCTCTTGAGAAATGTTTTGACAACATCATCTCTGAATCCTTGTGTGACAAATTTAGATAATCCAATGAACGTCGCGAGATTGATGAAGTCATCCATTTTGTTCATAACAGGTGTAGCAGTCAAGCACCATTTTGATTCCGCTGTTAAGCAGCATACGGATTTATGAAGTTTTGATTTTTTATTTTTAATACTATGCGATTCATCGATGATGATGCGACCCCATTTCATTCTATGAAGAGGAGTGGCTCCAACAACAGATGTGGATTTGTTGAAATATGAAGAAGATATGATGTATACGCAATCATCGTCGAGATGTGTTCTGTCAAAAGGACGGGTAAGATTCACGACTATCATATCAGGAGCAAATTTATGAATTTCGTCAATCCATTGGAGCACAAGGCTCTTGGGTGCGATGATGAGGCTCTTCTTGGGAATAGATTGAATAAGTCCGATTGTTTGAATTGTTTTTCCAAGCCCGACTTCATCTGCGAGAATGCCGCCTTTAGGCATGTGTTCGTCGTAAAATGTTGCGGCTTCGCACGTTTCGCGCTTGACCATCCATTCTACGCCTTCTTTTTGGTGTGGTTTGAGGAATTGCATGGTTGTTGCGTATGAGGTATATGTGTATAATGACGTTTCTTTAGGTGGTTTCAAAAACGAATGATTATGTTATTTAATGTTTGGTGTATAGTTCTTTAGGCGATTTAAAAAAATAATGAGTATGGATAAATAATGCAAGGGGGTATGGTAAACGAACAACAATGGGAACAAGTGACTTTGTATGGCAAAGGTCAACAGAAAAAGAAATCACCTTTGATCACGGAGGCAGTACACGTGTCTCGAGCTACACAAAATGTTCTGTCTGATGATACCGTACCACCAGAGCAGATTGACGCGCAACGCCGTAAAAAGCTCGTCACGTTGCGTACACATTTGAAGCTTAAGATGGATGACATGTCAAAACGATGTAGCATTCCATTGGCTGAATACAGAGATATGGAAAATGGTAGGTTGATTAAAACGAAAGCTACACAACACATGAATAAAATTTTCAGGATTTTCAAAAAGGATCTAGAATTATTACAACTGTAAGTATGGATCCGTGCATTTTCCATTTACACAAGATGAACCAGGAATGCTAGAGCAATCGTACGGACAAGGAATCGCATCCAATTTGTCACCTGGTGTTTCACCTGGTGTTTCACCTGATGAAACGGGAGATGCCTCGTCCGACGTCACCCGTTGTGATTTTCTTCTTGTAGTCTGTTTCACATTCCTACCTGGTATTTTTATAATCTTCATTTGTATCCCAACTCCTATCAATACGATACCAATGAACGCGTACATCAGTGTGTCATCATTCGGTTTTCTTTGTTTATATTGGTAAGATCTGTTCATTATTATATTATCATTGTATAATAATATATGATGTATGACAAGTATAAGATTTATATTATATGTATTTGTGTTATATATTTATTCATTCGGTATTGTAAAAAACAACAAGTTGAATCATTCATCGTTAAGTCCGGTGATGGAAATATCGTATTTAGCGAAGATGATGTCGGGGTTATGCTCGCCACACTTTTTAATACCCCTAAACTTACAAAGGCATCGTTCGTACGTATACTTAAAAAAGTAGTAGATATTGATGTATCTAAGGATTATATAGTAACTTCTAGCCAGATCATAGAATTGGCAAAAAAGATCCCTGCTCTAAAATTGTACGAACCGAAGCGTCGCCGGAGAATCGTTCACTTTTACGAAACAGATCCTGCTGTAAAGAAACTTTTCGATGATAATTTGATAGAAAAAACTGAAACCTTCGTTTCTTCACTCGATGATGATGTGATGGCTAAATGGGGCGATTTCAAAAAGCTGTTTGGACGGAGAGGTAACGTGGAAAGGTTGAATCTCGCCAAAGGGTTTAGGGAAAAGTTACCTGATAAGAATACGAATTTAGATACACATACCGAACAACTCGAAACCCTTTTTAAGCAATTCTACAAGCTCAAGACTGGTAAGGATGTTGATCCCTTGTCATACATCATAAATAATTTGGATCCAACAGCTAGGGATTTTGACCCTGACATACCACCTGTGGAAGAGGGTTCGGAAGAATTAATTATATCTGCGACGGGACAAAGCAATCAACAAAAAGTTTCTCCTAGTTTCAGTCAGGGGGTAAGAGTAATGAAATTAAACGAAATTTCGACCAATCAACGAAAAGGAGATGAGGAAATCCAAAACATTGTGAATCAGATGAGTGAAATCCAAAACATTGTGAATCAGGGGATAAGCAATCAACAAAAAATTGTGAGCTTAGCATACATGGACGATAAGCTTCATAAAACAACCGATGAATTATTTGTCGAAATACAAGATCTTAAGAATATGATAAATAGTGTAGTCGATAAAACAATAAATGTAGACACGGGATTCGCAGACAATGCATCCGAAGTCGTTGGGAAGCCGTTGTATGAAGATGCAAGAACGGATGCTTTGTCCAAGAAGATGTTGAAGTATCTCATGAAGAAAAAGAAAACATTGAAAGAATTCGAAACGTTCGTTTATGTAATGATTATCACCGGTAGTGAAGAGTTATATCCGCTTGCTGAGTTACAATCAAAAATACATAGGGGTATTCAATTCATAGTTTCGGGCGATGGACCCCAAGATGATTTTGAACCCGATGAACCCGATGAACCCGACGAACCCGATGAACCCGATGATGATTTTGAACCCGATGAACCCGATGAACCCGATGAACCCGA